GTTCTCAGTCTTGGCGTGATCTATGATCTGTTTGTATAAGGTTTGATACATGCGGCACTTCCTCCGCATGTATTTATACAAGTAATCAAATTTCCGCACACAACACGTCTGATTCTGTCAAATCTTTGGCCATCACCCAACCGCGATTCTGGGTCCAGATTTGATGATCTGGAGTGCATCGGATCACATTACCCTGTTCATCTTCAATCTCCATGAGTTCTGTGACTGTTGCTGTTTTGGCTGCTGCACTCACATCTGCCCACACAAACTGCTCTGTGTCTGTGTTATAGCTTCGAACTTTGACACCGTTCATGCCGCCATAATTCCAGGCTTCTACAAAGCTGCTCATGCTCATGGTCTCTTCCTTCCCGTCTGTGTGCAAGATCCTGAGTTCAGTGTCTCCTGTCACACACAGATTGCTCTGACGGATGGGAGCCAAATGTTCCAGATAGGCACCATGAGTGTTCACATGGTCCACATTCATCCAGTAAATTCTGCCTGTGTTCTTGCGCTCGCTCATGAACTGTGTGAACAGATCCACAGCCTTCAGGGTCTTCTTGCGGATGCCAGGATCTGCCTCATATGTCTCATACAGACGCTTGAACTCTTCTTGGTTCACAAAGAAGGCATCATACAGACCAGGCACATCAGAAGGTGAGAACAGAGTGAGGTTACCACCTGTGAGCAGCCGCTCATACGCCAACTTGCAGAACTGCACACCATAATCCATGTGACGTGCACGATTGTCTTCTGTGCCCTTGTTGTTCTTGAGCACAACCAGATCTTCAAACTGCAGATGCCAGAATGGGAAGTATGCTGTGGCTGCACCACCTCTCACACCACCCTGGTTGCAACTTTTCACGGAAGCTTGCAGCAGTTTAATAAAGGGCACCACACCTGTGTGGTATGCATCACCACCTCTGATGGGGCTGTTGATGGCTCTGATTCTGCCAATGTTCAATCCAATGCCTGCCTTTCTGCTCACATATCGCACCACAGCATGGCTCACAGCTGAGATGCTGTCCAGACTGTCATCTGCTTCAATCAACACACAGGATGAGAACTGCTTTTGTGGTGTTCTCACACCAGCCATGATGGGAGTGGGCAGACTGATGTCATGCTGACTGATGGCATCATAGAACTCCTTGACCCACTTGAGGCGAGTGTGCTTGGGATATGCATGGAACAAACAGGCTGCAATCAGCATGAGCGCCATTTGTGGTGTTTCAAACAGCTCACCTGTGACCCGGTTCTTGACCAGATACTTGCCTCTCCATTGTTCCATGGCAGCAAATGTGAGATCCATGTCTCTCTCATGATCCACATATGTGTCCAGAATCTCAAACTCTTCTGGAGTGTACCAGTCCAAGAGTTCTTTAGTGTAGAAGCCTTTTTCTGCCACTTTGTGCACATGTGCATGCAGATTGGGCATGTCATAGTCACCATAGGCTTCCTTACGGATGTGATGGTTGATCAGTCTGGCAGCCACAAACTGATAGTTGGGTGCTTCCAGATCAATCAGGTCAGCTGCTGCCTTGATGAGGGTTTCCTGAATGTCCACAGTCTTGATGCCGCTGTAGAATTGCAGCTGGCTGCGTATCTCCAGTTCACTGGCACTCACGCCGCTCAGGCCTTCAGTGGCCCACAACACTTGACGGTGGATTTTCTCGATGTCCAAATGTTCCTTTGTGCCATCGCGTTTTAACACAAAGATGGGCTCCCCAGGCCTTGAAGTCATATTTCAGTCCTTTATCATGTCACGTATTACGTTGTGTGTTTGTTACTGCCACATATGTGCAGTGTGGTGATATTTAAAATGCTGGTGGGCATAAAAACCACATGGATTACCAATTATTTTGGTCTTGTGGATATCCATTGTTTGTGATGCCATTCCCATGTGTTTTGTACTAACACATGATTTAACAGATGAAGGGCAGTTTTGTCAACATAGCCCCAGTTCAGGCAGTATCCATGAGTCTCAGCCACAATACGTTGCACACTGTGGGGTTTGTCCCATAACAACTTGAGTTGCACATTGGGAAAGGTTTCAGAGTCAGCCAACATGAGGGTGTAGGCTATGCCCAGGCTGTGACAGCTGGTGCAGTATGCGTTGATATGCAACAGATCCCATGCGCCAGGCCAATCCTGACAATTATCCCAATCAATCCTAACATGTTCTTCTGGAGCCTGTTTCCAAAATGCCAAACATGTGTCTATTTTGACATCAGGATCAGGTGTTTGTTTAATTTGGTCTCTGAGCTGTTTCCACTGGTGCAGTCTGGTCTTGTAATCAGAAATGAAAGGGTTCATGTCACATGATCAACCATTTGTTTGACGAGGATTTATATACAAGTGTAACTGATCCCCAATTGGTATTCAACACATATGCAGCATTAGGGGCTCCACCATCCACACTGGCACCTGCACCAGGTTGCACCAGGATGGGACTTGCTGCCGCACTGCCCACCACATCCTTGATCATGTATGTTTTACCTGAAGCTGGTGTGTCAGGTAAATTGACTGTGGCAGCAGGAGCCACACCCAACACTTGATCCAAATGTGTGAGAGTCACAACTGCATTCAGAACATCTTCTCTATAGTTTTGCACCCAACCTTGTGATCGCACTTCAGCCTGCACATCCAGAATGGGGGCCACAGGGTCAGGGTTCATGCTTAACAAGCTGCTGGTGACCGGCACAGTGGTACCTGAAGTTGTGGAACTTAGCACAGGATAAAATGCAGCAGCAGTGGTGGTTGTGGAAACTCCCAGCTGGCTGATCAGATTATTCTGCTGACTGTTTATGATCAGATTATTCACACCCAGATCCTGAATGCCAGGAGTGGCATCAAATTGATCAGCAATACTCACGCACAAACTGGTGGTTGTATGCCAATATATGCTTTCTGCACCTGCATTCACAGTCAGATATGTGTTGTGTAGACTGCTCACATGTGTGGTGCTCATCACTTTAAGGGCTTGTTGAGTGATCTCGTCAAACACACAGTTTTGCACTTTCACATGAGTGGGACCTGGGGCGCCATCAGTTATGATGCCCAGATAAACATGTTTAAATGTGCTGTTGACCACATGCACATTCTGAATGGGATCATCACAATACATGGCCCATTCCATGTGATCAAACATACAATTTGTGACCCACACATGTCCATACACAGTGGAGCCCAGGGTTTGGATTCGGATGCCAGTGACTTCTGTGCCTGGAGTCACAGTGGGACCTGTCCATGCACTAGTAAATGAGCAAGACTCAAATTGAATCTGGTTGGGTCTTTCCAGCAGCACAATTTGGGTGGCATTTTGCACATGCAAGTTTAAATCACGCACAAGTTGGTGTTGAGGCAGTTGGGCCCCATTTAAACCCAGATTGAGTGCAGTTTGTCCCAGGCTGTCTGTGAGTCTGAGCAAACAGCTCTTGCTGGGGGTGTGTGTGTCTTGGAACAGCTGAGTGTTCTGATAGTTTTCACCTTGCAAGCTGACTTCAGGATAAACCAGTATGGGATCGCTCACCAAGTATCTGCCTGCAGGAAACCACACAGTCTTACGGGCCTGTCTGTAGTTCTCTGAAGTGGTCAGCTGCTTGGTGTATAAATCCTCAATGGCTCTGTTGATGGCCACTGTGTCATCTGTGATGCCATCACCTTGTGCACCATAAGCCTTCACATTCACCCAGGCATCATCCAGTTGTTGTTGTAGGCTGCGCACCGTGGGCTGGTTCATGCTTGTGCCAGTCTGGCTGCGCACCTGAGTGTCGCTCACAAAGGAATAGCTGGCCAGACTCACAACATCCACAGCATCTGTGAAGATCTGTGTGTTGCCACCATAAGGCAGTGTGTTACCTATGAACAGTTCTCTGGTGTCCACACAGAAGCCCAACTCACCCTCCTCCAGTTTGACGGGAAGGTCTGCCTTGATGCCTCTGCGATGTTGAATTAATCCGAATATTGTGACAGCCATGTCTCATGCAATCCTTGTGGGTGTCACATATTTATCAAAGGGTGTAGTTAATTCTGATCAAAGTATCTATGCACTCTCTCCAGCCAATCCATGAGATTCTGATCATAGTCTGATCTGGTCCACACAAATTCCTGATATTCCAAGTTCTGGCTGCACATGAAGATCACACACTTGCGGATTTCTGTACCAAACATGTGATCATGGCACGCGGCGTAGGCTGTGGTTTGCAATCGGTAGTCATCCACATGATCACGCTTCTTGGGTCTGCGAGTGGTCTTGAAGTCCATGATGGCAGGTTCACCTTGATGAACGCCCACTAGATCTGTGGTGCCTGCCCAGAAGGTGTCAAACATGAGAGGCACTTCCAAGCCCCAGATCTCATCCACATGCTTGAGACCGTTCTCAATAATCACATCTGCCATGTTGCGAGCCATCACTCTGCCCAGATTGGTGCCGCCTGGGCGCTCTAACCCCCGCAGGTGCATCTCCAGATGTGTGTGCATGGTGGTGCCCAAGTCTGCGCTTTCTTTGGTGATCTGAGCAGCTGCCTGTTCACCCACTCGCTTTTTCCAAGCCAACAAGTGAGTGATGTCTTTGGTTTTACTGAGGATTTGTGTTACGCTGGGAGCTTTGAAACCTTGTTCATTCTGATAGGATCGGTCTGCACCGTTCTGCACTCTCTTGCATTTGGAGTAGTCATATATGGGATTTAATTTCATGATCGTGCCGCATGTTTCTGATTCACATGATTATGCAAGATCTGATTGAACATGTGCAAGTCTCCATCACACAGTTTATGGCTGTATGCCCATAAATCAGCAGTGGGTTCACACCAGGTGTGATTCAACCAAATCAAACCATTCTGATGCAGGAACATGTCCTTGTGAACCTCCCACATGTGTTGTGTGCGACCCTGAGTGCGGATTTTCACGTGGATGGTGGGACCATCATAGGAATAAATTTCACCTTGCAGGAGTTGTGGCATTTGGATCACAATAGGCATGCGATCAGCTATCAGATTGGCTGTGCTCACACTCTTATCCTGATCACCAAATTGCTTCACAAACAACATGGCTTTCTTCACATCAGGCTTGCACACACATGATTGGATTTCTTCCAGGGTCATGTGTGGTGCTTGCGCTAATAGTTCTCGGATTTTGGGGTCTTTGTGGTTTTTATACAGGAAGTAAGGATTGCGATCTGATCTCATAGGTCACCATCTGATGGTCCATTGCAGAGTGATGCCTGTGAGAGGATTGGTTTCCAACACCATGCTGTATCCCAAATCTGTGAAATACTTGGTGACACTGGCGATCTGATCCTTGTAGGGTCTCACCAACAGTTCACTGCTGGGACTCTGTCCACAGTTGACCTTCCAATAGTCTTGGCTGGGCTCATATGCAGTCACATGGAACACACCAGATCCCACACTCAGTTGAGCTGTGGCAGTGGCTTGAGTGCCGCCTGGTGCAGGTGCACCAATCAGAACTGTGGGCACACTTGTATAATTCACACCTGGATTGGTGATCACAATCTCACTCAAACCGAATGATCTCTGTGTTCTCACAACAGGTGCTCTGGGGTTACCAGTTTCTTCCAGGCTGGGCAGCCATTCCAGTATGGGATCACTTGCATAGTTGATGCCGCTATTGGTCACGCTCACATGTTTCACAGTGGTGGGGTTCAACACACTCAGTGCTTGAGCAGGTCCATCAATCACCACAGTGGGTGCCAGCACATAGTTACCACCCGCATTTAACAATTCAATTGTTTGCACACCAGTGGATATCAAGCTCACTTGCGCAGTGGCATTACCTTCAATAATCACTTGTGGTGTGCCGGTGTAGCCTGATCCTGCTTGTGTTACATTGATCTGACTGATTTGATCCCCCACCAGTATGGCTTCTGCCTGCGCACCTGAACCACCACCGCCTGTGATGGAGACCGCAGGTGGTGTCACATAACCTGAACCTGGGTTGATGATGTCCACAAATTGCACCCCTGTGGGTATCAGAATGGCTCTGGCTTGGGCGCCGTCACCACATGTGAAAGTCACACTGGGTATTTGTGTGTATCCCACACCTGGGTCAGCGATTATGACCTCTGAGACTGTGCCCAAGCTCAGTTTGGCATCTGCTTGTGCCTGTCGGGTAGCACTGCCTGTGATGATCACCAGAGGTGGTACCTGATAACCTGATCCTGTGTTTTGCACTTGGATTTCATCCACACCCATGTGCACATCCACATATGCATTAATACCTGTGCCACCATAAACTGGATTGTTTTGGAGAGTGGGTAGTGTGAGATAGGAACCACCATCTAAAATCTGCAACTGCTGCAAGCTGCCGCCTGGTCCCACCTGTGTTACCAATAACACAGCGTTTCTGGCTCCTGTGCCGCCACTTACATACAGCTGATCGCCCACCACATAAGATTGTCCGGTGCTTCTCACATCCACCTGCATGACTTTCATTAACACACTACCAGCCACAACACCTGCACCTGGTGTTGTGAACTGCACTTGTGGGGTATCCACATAAAAGTTTCCACCAGAGCTGAGCACATCCACTCTGTTCACACTGGTGGGTGACAGTTGAGCCACCACAGTGGCATCTGATCCACTTGTGATACTCACGCTGGGTGTGTGAGTGTATCCAATGCCTGCGTTTGTGATCAACAGACTGCTCAACACGCCTCCTGTCAATTGTGCCACAGCTTGTGCCTGGCTACCACCACCGCCTGAGATTGTCACCAAAGGAGGTTGGGCATAACTGAGGCCACCATCAGCAACTGCAATAGCAGCTATACCCATCTGAATGTTCAAACTGCAACCACTGCCAATTCCTGAGCTAGTGGTTGAGCTGCTGGTGAGATTGGGTAATTGATCGCTCAAATACAGTCCACCTGTCAACAGTTGCACTTGAGTGACTGCACCGCCATTAACTGTGCTCACTCTGGCTGTGGCAGCAGGCAGTCCTCCACCTGTGATTAGTGTGAGTGTGTCGCCCACATTATAATTACCACCACCAAAAGATATACCAGTTATCTGTACAACTTTCATTCGGATGTCGCCTGCCTGTGCACCTGAGCCAGGCACAGTCACCTGCACACTGGGTGTATAGGTATAACCGGCGCCACCATCCAATACCTGAACATCCTTTAGCACACCCCTCATGCTCAAATGTGCCACAGCCTGCGCAGCAGAATCAGGCATGCCACCAGTCAAAGTCACTTGGGGCACAGTCACATAACCTGCACCCACATTGGTGAGAACAATTGTGCTCACACCTGGTGCAATATTAATACTAATGGGTCTGTTCAGTTGTGCATCTGTTCTGCTCGCAGCCAGTTTGATGTGATTTTCATCCACATAAATCACATAATAATATGTGAGAGCTTTCAGAGGGGTGGGCAGTATTTGTGTGCTGCTCACAGTCACAATGTCGCCTTGCACAAATGCATGATTGATAACTTCCAGTGTGTTTGTGACTGCATCCACAGTGAATACTTCACTGGAAGTGAGTGGCACTTGAGTGAAGGGGGATTGACCATTCACAGTCACCTGATAGTCACCACGCTGCACAGCCCTCATGATTTCATGCTCTAATGCACTGATTTCTCCATGCACTGCAATGTCTTTCACAATATTGTTTCTAGCCTCAGTGGCTGACACAAACCAGTTAGCAGTTACCATCACTTTGTCCTTTGTGCAAGAGCTTGTTTGGCCATCTTTTCCACACGAAGGGAGGGAGCCACAGCAGGCATCTCATTTGATGATTCTGGTTCTGATTTGCCCGTTTTGGGCAGCTTGAGCCGTATCAGGTCAGCTGAACTGGCTTCCACATCCACCACAGGAATCTGTTGTGCATGATCCCACAACCAGTCTGCATCCATGAAGTAGTTTCTGTCTTCCAGACTCTTGAGCAGTTTTTCAGGTTTCACCTCTGGTATGCCCATGGCATGCTGAGTGGTGATCAGGGTGACCAGCGCATCATGGGCCTGGTCTTCGTGTGTTTGTTCGCAGAGGAATTCATGAGCTCTCATAGTGAGTATTTAGGTTCATGCACCCATCTCCACTCATGAGAACACCAGGATGTGCAAACATCCTGGTGTGACAAATGGTGTTAAGTTACACCAATTTGCTCAGTTTATCCCGCACCTGCTGCATATCAGTCACACCCACTTGCTGCACATGCTGGATGCGAGGCTGGTTGTATCTGACCCATGTGTCTCTGAGTTCCACGCTTTCAAAGAACTTATTGAGTGTGCGACCATCAGTTAGTTGCACACGCACACCAAAAGGTGTTTGTTGCATTTGTTCATCCAGCTTGCGGATCTTGTCATGCACTTGGGATTGCATGTGCACATGTTCTGTGAGTTCCTGTTTGTGCTGCTTGTATTCTGCAATAGCTTCTTGTAGCTGTTCACGTACCACAGTCACTTCACGTTGCAACACTGCGCTACGTAGGTCACCCTGTTGATGGATCCAGCTTTCTGTCAAACTGTGCACATGTGTTTGATAGGCTTGCACAGCTTGATCCAGCTGTGCTTTGAGTGCACGCACCTGCGCCACACTTTCTTTTAGCTTCTTTTCCGGATGCATGCCATAATAGGCACCCAGTGCCATTTTGGTTCTTTCTGCCTTGCTCTTGCCCTTGAACTTGGGATCATCACTGTGCACAAAGTCGCTGATCACTTCACCTGAAGTCATCTTCTTGGTGAGCTTTTCCGTCATGAGCTTCTTGGCATCTGCACGCTCCTGACTGGTGGCCATGGTGCCATCTGGCTTCTTGCCAGTTTTGGCCATTTGTTCAGCAGCAGTGCGGGCTAGATCTGCCTGGGCTTTCTGTTGTGCAGGTGTAAGGGTGGCTTCTGCAACTTCCTTCTTGGCTCTACCCAATGGTTCTTCTTCTGGACCCGAGGTGGCAGGTGAAGCTGCGAACTCTTTCTCAAAGTCAATATCGCTCTCTGCGCCAGCCTCAGCACCTGTCTCTGCGCCAGGCTCCTGGACAGGTGCAGGTGGTATGCCTGCATCTGCGGGTGCTCCACCCATGGGAGGTAAGGGTTGTCCAATGTCTGCAGGAGCTGATGGCATGCCACCTGTCTCCATGGTGTTAATGGCGTTGTCGGTTTGATCCTTGGCTGCAATAATGCTGTCCAGCACAGTCTGCAATTGCTGCTTTACCACATTATTGAATGCTGTGGCAGCTTCCAAACCAAACTGATCCTTCATGATGTCCACCAAAGGCATCAGATCATCCACAGCCATCTTGGCTGCATCTTCCGCCATGTCTTGCAGTCTGTCTGTGATGTCCTTGGCTGCAAGTAGGGTTTGTGCCTTGTCCAGATTTTGATCTTCTCTGAGCACTCTTTCTTGCTCCTTGACCTTACCCCAGTGGTTTTCCTGCTTGGCTCTGATGGCGAAATTGATTTGACGCACTTCCTTCTGCTCTGCTGCAGAACGTGATTCCTTGTCCATGAGCTTCTGCTTGCGAGCCTTGAGCTGTGCAATAGTGTAGCCTTCCCACTTGCCCACATCTTTCGGAGCAGTTTTCATTTCTGCGTCCCACTTCTCAGCCATAACTGGCAGCTTCTTCACACTGCTGGGGCGCACCATGGGTGCATCAGCTTGCGCACTTGCTGTGCGACCCACATGGCCTGATCCAGGTCTGTGATATTTGGCACCTTTGGCCACTCTGGTATTACCATATGTGGGCAGCTTGCGCTTGAGATATTCATCTCTCAGTTTGTCAGCTTCAGGATCCTGTTTGGCTTCTTCAAGCTCTTTGATCTCACCCAACACCTTGTTGAGATCTTTCATCTTCACATAGCGATCTCCATCTGGTGAGTCATAGTGTGGCACACTATGAGCGCCTTTTTTGGTCACAAATCGAATGGCATCACTTGTGGTTCTCACATTCTGACCACCTGACTGCTTGATCTTGTCAAATGCATGGTCACTGGGAATGGTTTCTTCAAACTCTTTGAGTGTGGTTTGCTTGGCTTGTTTGGCAGCTTGTGCCATGGGCTCTTTCTTGTTGCCGTCTTTGTCCAAATCCAGGAAGTCTGGTTTTTGGCCCTTCTTCTCATCCAGCTTCTTGTGAGCTGCCTGCTTGGCAGCCTGTGCCATGGGTTCTTTCTTGTTGCCGTCTTTGTCCAGATCCAGGAAGTCTGGTTTTTGCTTGCCTTCGAGCAAGGATTTCATGTGAGACTCCTCATGTTCTTTCACAGTTTTACGACGCTTGGGCGCAACTTCTGTGAGCATTTTGATTGCTTCCAGAATCAGATTGGCCTTCACATATGCAGGCTGCTGCATGTATGAGTTGAATGTGTGGGTTTCCACAATCTGCTTTTTGTCAGACTGGGCTTGTGCAGCCCACTCTTGCAGTTGGGATGTGTTGTGCACAGGCAGTTCACAAGCATACACATGCTTGAGAGTGTGCAAGATTTGATTCAATCTGTGGTGGGGGGAGGCAGAAAGTTGATCTACAAACATGGCCATTCAAACTCGCGGTTTGAATTATTTAGCTTGAACAGATCAGAACAAGCTGAAGCTTTTTCCACATCCACATGCTGTGGTGGCTTCAGGTATATGGAGCACAAACTGACTGCCACTCAGATCTGATCGCCAGTCTAACTGTGCATTCTGCAATATGTGTGCGCTATCAGCATCCATGATGACTTTACCCACACACAAATCTTGATCAGCATGCATGTGGGGTGTAATGATAAATTCATGTGCAAAGCCAGCACATCCACCTGCCTGCACTTGAATACGGAAATATGAATCATTCACACAGATGTGTTCAATCTGTGCTTGTGCTGATGGTGAAATGTTCATGTTTGGCGATACAGCTTTTTAACCTGGGCTTTGGCAATAGCTGCACGATCCATGTGGTCTGCTTTGCGAGCTTCGTAAACCTCCAACTTCATGAGTTGTTGAGTCTTTTTGGCTTTGTTTATCATATTATGATATCTGATAGCGTCCACACGATGACCAGTATATGCAGCTTCGGCTTCCAACAATTCACGCACCTGTGGATGATTCACATACTTACCTGAATTGAGCAGCCGCACCAGACCATGTGCAGCTTCATACAAGCTGAGTTCATGAGCCAGCTTGTCACCAGTCTGGCTGTGGATCACATCATAATATTGTTTGCCTGCCACGCGAGATTCATCCATGCGCACCGCAATCTTGTATGGACCAATACGCACATTATCCTGAATGCGCTCAGTAACCAAAGCTTCGGCCACATTAGCATCATGCACACTTTCCCTGATGAGATCTTTGTGTGTTTGATTCACAGCCTGATTAAACTTGCTCAACACTTGTGCCATGGCCTGAATGTCTCTGGAGGAGATTTGACCTGCTCCAGGTAGTTCCACAGGGTGTGTGTGAGTCACAGACTCGTGCAATGCAGGAGTGCTGGGTGTTTGACCATTCATGATTTCCAATAGGCGAGACATTGCTAAACGGTCAGAATCGGTAACAGTCATGTTAAATCCTCCACACATTGTCCATGTTGGGTTTACAGTATGCAAGTTTATCCTGATGAACACATCTTGTCAACACACCCTTGTGGACCAGTTCACTAGCCAACACCTGTTCTCTTTCTGTTAACAATCTTTTCAGTATGATTGCATGTTCGGTAAACTTGTCAAACAGTTCAGATTGTTCATTGCTGATTAAAACTTGAAAACCCTGTGGTAGATCTATCACTCTCATGTGGGACCTTTTATTGTGCCAGCTGCGCGACTGGCCTTACGACTGAGTGCTTTCATGTGCAGTTGCATTTCTTCTTGATGATCTGCAGAATCAGGTGATTCGGACAACTGTTCAATTTCTTTCATGTGCATGCGCAGCTCATGCAACCAGCCCAGATCAGAATTTAGAGGTTGGGGAGGTAATTGGGCCACCACATGCATGATGGGCTTTTGATCCGATTCTGCGGTAATACCAGCCAACGCTTTCATTCTGGCTATGCTGGGCATTTGAGTCATACCCAATACATGTTCTGTCAAAGATTGCAGCTGACGTCTGGGCACCCAGATCATGTGATCAGATTGGCTGATGCCCACCAGATTATCAGGAGCTTGAGGAATTGTCACCTGCCACCATTCATTCTCATATATCACCATGCTTTCTGCAATGAAGCTGATGGAATAGTCATGTAGCATTTGTGCATCGTTTGCACTAATAGTATCTGTGGTCTTTTGAGTGGCTTCCTGATATAAGGCTTTCAGTATGAGTTCATCCAGGCTGGGCCACACCATCTTCCATTCCTCAGCAGTCAGCTTGCCGATGAGAGGCCACAAACTGGTGAGTTCTTGTTCTGCTTTGAGCAGCTTACGACCTTCTCTTTGTAGTTGTGTCTTGATTTCAGGCATGGTGTCCATTTCAGTTTCTGTGGGCTCCAAACTCACAGCATCCAGAATGCCCTGGATGCTGTCTGCATCAGCATCCTGAACAGCAGCAGTCAGATTTATAATCTGATCTACATCCATTTGGTCTATGAGTTCATGCACCTCAGCCACGCTGAGGTCCATCAAGTCAGCTGTCTTCTGAGCTAGCTCTTGTGTGTTCATTACGAGGTCTCTCAATGGGGAACATGGGATGGGTCAGGTTTTTTACCTGGTGTTTATGAGGCACCATGCGGGTTTTCAATTGGCCTTGTTTACGCACAAATTGAATTCTGTGGGTGCTAGCTTGCATGTGTTCCAGTTTCATGATCATATTTAGGCGAAATTGGTCACCACACACTCATGACAAAAGGCGCATTGCTGCGCCTTTTGCATTAGTCTACTCTGAGAGTGATCAGGCTACAGCAGGCAGGCTGTCTGTGAGCTTGGCCACCACGTTGTTGTTGGCGCTTGCGCCGTCAACTACAAATGCACCAGTTGCCACTGTGACTGCAATACCAGTTGCGTCCTGGCCACCAGCTGGTGTTGTGGCAGTGGTGTTCAGAACAGGCACGCCGTTCAGCACGTTGAGCAGCTGGTAACCAGCCTCGTTTGTGCCTGTGCCAGTTCCGCTCACCAGCCAGCTGCCGGCCTTCTCAATCACCATGCTGATGGTGTAGATGGCAGTATCTGCTGAATTGTATGTGCCACCGAATTCATCGTCCGCAACACCACCACTTGCAAAGGCGCTATTAGCAGCACTTGGATCGCTGCTGATTTCTGCACTCACATTCACAACAACTGGATTTACGCGAGTTGAAAACACAGCCAACAGAGTGTCCAGGTTCTTCTGCTTGTTGTATGCGCTTGTGTATTCTGCGTCTGTGTCGTATGTGACTGAGTCACCGTTTCCGTCCACAACTGTGACGGTGCGGCTGGCTGCCAGGCTGGTCCAGTTACGGGCCTTGAGTGCCTGTGCAAGAGGAGTCTTCACACTGGTGGGGTAGCAAGGAACCACTGTCTTGATGGTGAAGTAGTTCAGGTTGCCTGTGAGGAACTCACCACCGCGAGCTCCTCCGTTAACGTCTGTTTGACCGTAGGCCATAAGTTTATCTCCTTAAAAAGAGTGCATGATTGCGCATCTATTTATGAGATGAAGACTTTTTCCCAGACTTTGAGCGAGTTTTTTTAGCCACAGGCACATATCCAAACAGGTTGGGTTGACGTATGATCACACCCTGATGCATGGGCAAACTGGCTATACTGCCTGAGCTGGTGCTGCCACCCGTGGCATTCTCCATCATGGGTTCTCCAAATGCATTCAGATTACCGGCTCGGGCCACTTTGACCTTCTGGCGATTAAGGTTCATGAGGTCCTTGGCATACTTACCAGTTGCACTGTCTGGTCTAGCCTGGAGTTCCTTCTCTTTGGACTGTAGCTCTTGGAATTTGAGTATATGCTTCTGTTGTTGCTCAGGAGTCACTGACTGGGGGGTCAATGCCTTGCCTGCTGCTGCACCCACCTTGTGACTGACTTCTGTCAATGTGGTGGGATCCAACATTTGTACAAACTTGTCATCCACATACAGGTTGTGACGGATGTTTCTGGTGGGATTCAGCTTTACTATCCTGGCATGGTATTCTTTAGCTTCTTTTTCCGTGGGATAGGTGGTGGTGGCATCATGCATCTTGCTTTCTGCACCATCTTTTTTCACACTCACCAATTTGGCTGTGTGATGAGCTGCTGCTCTGTCTGCTCGCATCCTGGCTAGGTCAGAGTGTGCATGCTTCCAGCCCTTTATGGCTTCTTGTAGTTCTGTTATCTTCATTTATTACTTCCACTAAACAAGGCTTTACCCAACAAATATGCACCCACACCCAAACCTGCACCTATAGCCAGCTGTTTGATCAGGCTGGGGGGTTTAGGTGCTACAGATACTGCCTGAACACAATTGCGACCAGTTTCAGGGTCACATGCATGTGTGATTTCCCACTTGCGTTCTCTACTGAGCGCATTCACCTTCTGCACCAGATCTCCTTGTGCAGCTTTGGCTCTCAACACTTGCAACAGTCTGGTCATCACCAAGCGTTTGGCTTCTGTGTCCACATGATCCAGATGCCAGTCACTCAGGATGCGTCTCATGCTCTTGTAGTTGCTGGTTGTGATTTTAAGAGCTCTCTCCAGTTGTAGTAACAGTCTGCCACTCAGTTCTGGATCAAAGGTGGCACTGTGCAAGTTGCGCAGAAATCTCATCACCACATCACCATGCAGATGTATCTCCTGCATGAGCAGTTGACTGGCTGATGCATCCTTCATGTGCCTTGTCCGCGCAGGAGATTGCGAAATCAACACATTCACTAACTGGTGCAGATCAGTCTTGTTCAGATTGGTGTGATGGAAGCCATGTGCGTCCAGGGTGTTATGAGCATATGTTCTCACCCAAGGCGCAGTTTCAAACTCCTGCCTGCACATGTGCAAGGCCAACATGTAGCAGAATGCTAAATCAGCCACATCTCTTGCTGAATATTTGCGCCACACAGCCAAATTGGGTATAAGTCTGCTTTCAGTTATCATGTGCCTGATTTAGATGTGGGCAGCGATTTCAAATAATTCTGCATTTCAGGGGCCAAATTCATCCACCAGCGAGCTAAATCTTGTGTGTTCATTTGAGGCAGGTTTGTGGGAACCGCGACAGGTGTGGGGGTGCGAGCAGTCGCCGCAGTGGGTGTGGGTGCAGCCGCCTGATCAGGCTGAGCACCAAAGTCGTCTGTATTGTGAGCCTTTTCCAGTTGTGCTCTGATCATCACAGTGAATAAGCCTGTGATCAAACGCTGACTGATGTCTGCTGCATTTGCACTATTGCCACCCACTTTTGTGTTCCACACACTGGATATATTTTGTGGCATGAGTTTGGGCAGCTGATTGCGCATGGGTCCCAGATACTGAGCCACTATAGCTCTCTGAGAGGGGTCAGCTATAACACGTTTGATCTCTAATGCTGTTAATTGTTGAGGTTCAAATTCTTCTAGGGGCAATGATAAACTGGCTCTACTAGCCACAAAATTGAGCACATCCTTCCATGTGACTGTGTCCCAGTTTTTACCTCGAATACCCATGTGACGGGCAAACATGTTCATGTATGGTACCAATGCCTTTTGTATGAGGGCATGTCCTTTCATGCGACTGCTAAACTTACCAGCCACACCTGCCAATTTGGCTTTGATGGCTTGTTTTAACACCGGGAATGCCTCTTGCACAGGAGCAGTAGCTGGTGCATGTTCACTCTCTACAAGTTGTATCAAGTTACGTATCTCATGGGCAGGTGTGCTCATTGTGATCATCCTTTTCGAATCTGATTCAGTTTACGGTGAAATTTGGCAGGATCTTTTTGCACTATGGATCTCATGAGTCGTTTGGTTAAGTCTTCCGCAAGCTCAGGAGGATAGTTGACCTTTAGTGTCTCAATCAGATTGATTGCGCTTGTGATCACATGAGTGGCTCTGGCTTCCACCACAGTGTGCTTGTTCTTGATGGGAACTAGATCTCCTAGCTCATCTATGATACTTTTGGCGTTCTTCAACACACGCATCCTGCTCAGTTTGGATTATTTATGGAATATCTGGGCCAAATTGATATTGTCATAAATATGGTTAATTCACAAATATAAGGTGACACATGGCAGACTATTTGGCAGAACAAATGAGAAGTTTGGTTAGCAGACTGAATGAACTCGCAACCCCCACTATGCCTGACACAGGTTTGGAAGGCAGCCTGAATCCCAAGCAGTTGGCAGAACTGCTGGGCGTGAGCGACTTGCAGACATTCACTCGCTCCATGAACAAGATTCGTGCTGGCGATGCAGACAAGCTCACACGCATGGAGATGACTGAACTGGCAGAAGCCTTTGTGAGATTGCTGGCTGCTGAGGCAGAAGACACTCAGAAGGCCATGCAGGCACTCAAGAGAGTGAGTGCCAAAGCTGAGCCAGCTATCTCCTGATCAAACTGGTCAATTCTTTGAGAGTGGCCATACCACGCACCGGATCCTGAGCCCCAGGATCCGGTGTTCTGTCTGAAGGGGGCGGCGAACTGGCCCCTGTGTGGGTGTTCTTCCTGCGCAGATCAGCCATCATGTCTGCGGCAGTCTTTACAGGTGCCACCTGATCTTCTTCCAGATCATAGATCCTCAAAGTATCACCATCAAATCCCATGATGATCTTGCTGCCCACACCTGAACTGGAACGTGTCTTGAGAAACTGAAACTGATACTGGCCTCGCTCCTTCATGGCTGGTGTGGCCAAGATGGCGATCACATTATCCGCAGTCTGAATCTTGCTGATGCCACCTGAGATGTGACTGTGATCCATTTCCATTTCATTAACTGACGTCCTTCCCAATTGTGAAGCTGTCACGCCCACCATGTTTTTCTCCACACACAGGCCTCTCAGCTCTTCTGTGATAAACTTGTCCTTCACAAATAAATTGGAGACATCAATCTTCTTGTTGTTGGGGAACATGAGATCCAGATAGTCCACCATGAGCACATCACATGCATGTCCAGTTTCAATCTCATAGTTCTTCAAGTATGCTCTCAGGTCATTTGTGGTGGTGCCCTGTGGCATCTGCTTCACATGCAAGTCAGCAGCCTTTTTACCAGCTTGCATGACCTTGATTTCCACATCATCCAGTCTGGCGAAGATTTCTCTGCCTGTCACACCAGTCACCATGCTGTCCAATCGCATGCTGATCATTTCTTCTGATAGTTCCAGACTGATGTACACCACGTTTAAACCCTGCTTGCTCATGAGCACAGCTTGGTTCTGCATGGTCAAACTCTTACCACCACCGGATCCTGCACACCAGATTGTGAGCTCCTTTCTGTTCAGACCACCATACAGTTTGTGATCCACAGTCTTCCAGGAACTGCTGATCTGCCCATTTCCCTGTTTGATCTTCATGAGACGAGCACGTGGATCATCATAGTATCTGATGCCAATGTTGCTGTTGAGTCCCACCAGGATGGCTTCTTTGATCTTCTTTTCCACTTCACCATATGCACCCTTGGCAATCAGATCAGGCGCACTCAGCACAGCATCTGCCAGTGCACGGTTCTTGCAGAACTCTTCAATCTGATCCAGGAAGGCCTGTTGTAGTGCAGGCGCCATCTTTTCCATGCGATCAAATTCCATACCAAATTGAGCACGCATCTGCTCATGTGTGGGCAGTGTGCGATATTCATTCGCAAACTGCAACAGGAATTTGACTGGCGGCCTCAAGCGATTCACAAAGTATTTCACATTCAGAATGTTGGAACATCTGCTGAACACTTCTTCATCACTCAACAACACACTGATCAACAGCTTTTGTACATCTTCTGAATAATCTCTCACATCCATGTGGTGTGTCAACCTTATTGCATTTTACGTTTGATTTGAATGGCAATGGGATCTTGCACAGCAGCTTGCAACACACTTGTGATTGTGTATATCGCACCATAGCGAACACAAGCGTCTGCTGCATCTTTTATGTCTGCATCCCAATTGGGAAAGCTCACATGCCAACCAAATGTGAGTGCCTGATCAATCATGTGCTGATTCTTAGCTTCACGATCTGGCAGTATGATGGGCTTCTGATCATGATCCAGTATCATCTTGATCTGCAGATCGCTCAGCTGACTGCCCATGGCAGCCACACCCTGACAGGCAATGGCATCAAAGGGACCTTCACATATGATCACATGAGCACGTGGCTTTTTCAACTGATCCTGATTGAACAGATAGCCAGGAGGAATATCACTGTTCCAGTATTTGGGCTGGCGGGGTTTCACTGCCACAGTGAGTCTGGCACACCAACCCACTATGGTGCCCTCATCATAAAAGGGCAGGATCACTCTGTCGCACATGTCATGTTGTGTATCTGGGCTCCAATAATAATCATAGGATTCCCAGTTCAACAGTCTGCGGTCATGCACATAGGCACAAGCTTGCACAAATTTCTCAGGAGGATCATCTTGCATGGCCCAGTGTGAAAACGGTGCTGCTTGATCAGGCATGGGAGTGACATCATGCTTGCGATATGCAGGGGGCGCATGAGTGTGCTGGGTGTTTGCACCCTGCAACTGTTGTTGCAGCAGATGCATTTTCAATGTGCGTGTGGATTCTGAGTCCACGCCCAACCAGTTTAGCCATTGCTGAGCATGGTCGCTCAGTCTGTCACCACCAAATCGCCATTTGTATCCACAGTTAAAACAGTGGTAACCCACTGTGGCATCTGTGCCAAACCACAAGTTGCCACGTTGGCGATTGTCTGCTTTGTGTCCCCTGTGCACACAACAGGGCGCATTGAACCAGATCCAACCCTTGCTGGTGACCTTTTTCTTACCAGGCAGATGATCCAAAATCAGTTGTTGTAGTTCATGCATGCATCTAGTATAGCATGTGTTTAGCTGATTTTATACAGCACCTTCACAAATTCTCCATGATTTTCGATATGAGGTGCATAGGTGAACCTGATCCATCTGGCATTTAGACCAAAGTTGAAGGGTTGGCATGAGGGTGATTCGGAGGTAAACACATGATTGGCCTCACCATTCAGAGGCACAGTAAACCATGAATCATCTGTGGGGGCCAAATTCTGCAAACTGGCTTCCACTTGGAATGTGCCTCGCCAGTTGCGGGTATAGACCACACAGGTGTGAAATCCAGAGTGTTGACCCACCTGATTGCGTGCGGGCAGAGCACCTGATCGGTATACCTGTAGTTGAGTATCCCAATCCAGGATCACAGGTGTGAATTGTTCAGCCTTAATTTCCTGCGCAGGAATCAGTTCATGACCCAGTGTGTCCAGGAGCTCAAACTCACCCTGCACATGGTTGTTCACATCCACAAACAGATATTCATCCTGATAACCAGGCTTTCTCAAGCTCACTGTGAATGTGTATCCACCCAAGGGCCAACCCACACACTCTGTGGGACTCACATACAGTTGTGCTCTGCCCTTTATCTCATCTGTGACTGCCGCAGTCTTTTGCAGATAGGTCTGTCCAGATTCCACATGTTGGATGGTCACGCTCACCACACAATCCAACAGTTTGACAGGCTTTTTGTCATTGTTGCGAATCACAAAGTCCACACGGTTGTGATTGTTCTTGTAGAGTTTGATGTGATAATTATACATGGGCCTGCTCAGGTTGGGTGCACCATGATCAGTCTGACTCAACTGCACAGGAAGCTTGTAGTGGTACAGATACACCACACTCATGATGACACCAAAAGATTTCTCATACCATATTTAGGTGGGAGTAAATACTCACACAATCATGCAAAAAGATAACTCCATGTGGGTGCGATGGCCCTTTCTCACACACATAAAATATCT